GTTTCCGCCAAACCCTAGCAATTACAATTGCAAGTGGTGTTCGTATGGCAAGGGCGAGTTCCCTGTTTGCGAATGGGCAGAAACCTGATACAATAATATTAACGAATAACGAAAGAACGATTAAGGAGTAACGATGAACGATATACCTGTGGCCTACGACCACCAAAAATCAACTACTGATTTCATAGTAGCAAACCCTAAATGTTTAATAACCTCAGATCCTGGTACTGGCAAAACTCGTGCGGTTTTAGATGCTCATGCTATACTCGGAGGCAAGACATTAGTCTTAGCACCACTTTCAATACTGGAAGCGGCGTGGGGGGAGGACATTGACAAGTTTCAACCCAATATAAAATATGGAGTAGCTTATGCAAAAAACAGAGAAAAAGTCTTTAAAGACATTGATAACCTCGACATGGTCATCACTAATTTCGAGGCTGTTAACTTTCTACGTAAAAACTCACGATTCTGTAAGCAGTTCGATACAATCGTTATTGACGAATTTACCGCTTTTAAAAATCGCACAGCCAAACGTAGTAAAAATCTCAAAGAAATTATCTACCATTTTACTAATAGGATTGCCATGTCTGGTACTCCTAATAGTAATACTATTCTAGATATATGGCACCCAGCATACCTAGTCGACGACGGTGAGCGACTAGGTGCTAGGTTCTTCCAATTCAGATCCCAAGTATGTACGCCAAAGTTCAATGGCTTTGCAAACGAATGGATTGACAAACCTGATGCAGAAGATGCAGTTGCAATAAGACTGCGCGACATTACCATCCGTTATGCATTGTCAGAATGTATGGACCTACCTGACAACATAACACGAACAATCAACACTAACTTGTCTAAACAGATACAGCAAAAATATAATCTCCTTGCTAAAGATTCTGTGTTGTATACAAAGACTGGCACAGTCAACGCGGTTCACGCCGGGGCTCGTGTCAAGAAGCTACTGCAGCTAGTTACAGGAGCAGTATACGACGAAGATAAGTTAGTGCAGTTTGTACATCAAGAACGTTATGACATAGTCATGACACTTGTAGATCAACGTGCACACTCCCTGGTAGCATTCAACTGGCGACACGAACGTGATGCTTTAGTTGAGCTAGCAGAAAAACAAGGTGTGTCATACGAAGTTATTGATGGTACGGTCAAAGCCGAAAAAAGAAAAGACATTGTATCACGATACCAAGCAGGCCAAATCAAAATGCTATTGTGTCATCCACAATCAGCATCTCATGGCTTAACTCTTACTAAAGCTAACACTGTTATATGGTGTTCGCCTACGTATAACGCTGAACACTTTCAGCAATTTAACCAACGTATTCATAGAGCAGGTCAAACACAAAAGACCGAAACTATATTAATACAAGCTAGAAACACTTGGGAGCCCGAAGTGTACGCTAAGCTGAATACTAAACTAGGGCGAATGGAAAATCTATTACACATTCTACAGGAGGTAGGACATGGCAAAGAAACTAAATGACTTATTAGCCGAGTACGGCAAAACACGTGACGAGATAAAATCTCTACAAGCACAAGAAAAAGAACTAAATGTTATCAAGCGTGAGCTTGAGTACCAAATTACTATTAGGATGCAAGAGGAAGGCCTCGATAAAATCTCTAATAGTGGTAGGACAATCTCTATTAAACAAGAGATTGTGCCGACCGTAGAGGACTGGGATGCACTTCAGGACCACGTAGTTAAAACTAAACAGTTTGAATTACTCCAGAAGCGTATGTCAGCCACTGCGTATAGAGAGTTGATTTCATTAGGTACGGACGTACCTGGAGTGATCAGCACAGAGTTAACCCGTATTAATTACAGGTCAACATAATAATAACCAATAACGAATGACGAAAGGAGGAATAACGATGTCAAACGATATTAGCGTAGTAACGAGCAAGGTTCCAGCTCATGTAAAATCGGGATCAAAACTAGGTAATGAGAATGTACAATCTGAACATATCTCAGTACCAAGGGTAAAGCTACTTCAGAAAATGAATAACGAAGTTGACCCAAACCATAGTGAGCATATAGAGGGCTGTAAAGAAGGCGACTTTATAAACACTGTGACTGGCGAAAACTACGGTTCATCTATGTATGTAGTCAACACTCACTTCAAAGAAGAGTTTGTTGTGTGGAGAAAGCGTGAAGAAGGTGGCGGTCTTGTAGGGAACTTCCCAACAAGAGGTCAAGCTGAAGAATATCTAAGTGAAAACAACTTAGAAATGACTAAGCACGACATCACCCAAACGCAAATCCATACTTTACTTCGTTTGGATGATAAGACGTCAGAAGTATCTGATATACCTTTTCTATTTGATTGTGCTTCATCAAAGCTCAAAGTATCTAGAGAATGGAATACTAAGATAATGAAACAAGGCGGAGATAGATTCTCTTTCTTGTGGAAGATGTCTTCAGTCCCGCAAAGTAATGCAAAGGGCTCTTGGGTCAACATTGACATCACAGGTGTTGATTGGCTAAAAGACGAAATTTACCAACAAATAAAATCTTTCTACGAAAGAACGTTTGTTAAGTAAATAAGTACGTGCAATCTGGGTGCGACATTATAGTTCGCATCCACGATTGTGTTACACTTAATATGTGCGTGAAAAGGAGTTCATCAACAAAGTGCATCGACACTTACCTAAATCAATCTATCGTTGGAAAATTAACGACGCTTATCATGGCGGCGTACCAGACACATTTTACTCAGGCCGCAATGGTCATTGTTTTATCGAGTATAAATATAAAGAAAAATTACCTAAAAGAGATTCTTCTCAAATCGTTTTGAACTTATCTCCCCAACAAAGAATATGGCTAACCCTTCAACATTCTAATAATGTTATATGTTATGCCGTGCTTGCCTCGAAAGATAAAGTTTTTGTAACTCAAGAATTTAATATGCCTGGCTTAACCCTAAAAGATTTTAAAGAAAGAAGTATTCCTTTTACACAATATATACAATTAATAAAAAACATAACTATAGGAGAAACAAATGACTGATTATGTAAACTCGCCACCCCATTATAATACCGGAAACGTGGAATGCATCGTGGCAATAGAAGAAAGTATGACCCCAGAATCTTTTAAAGGATATCTAAAAGGGAACATCCAGAAGTATATGTGGAGGTATGAGGCCAAAAAAGGCCTACAAGACGTCCTTAAAGCACAATGGTACTTAAATAGGCTAATAAAAACACTAGAAAAAGAAGAATCAGTGTCTGACGCACAGACAAACCCGCCAGATAAATATTGATTTAGTTGGACCTATGGCCTTACTTACCCTAACAAAACCTCATACAGAGCATTGTGTGAGGTCATTTTTTGCCAGCTTTCTTATTTCTGGCGAAAGAACGGTTTTTTGCTCGTCTAATTACTTTTAAGTTAGATTTCTTATTATTTTTAGGATTTCCGTCTTTATGGTGAACATCATTCCCGTCTCCCTTCTTAATTAACCCTAATTTTTTTGCCATTCTATTAGCTGCATTACGCATTGCTCGCTTTTTTATTTGAGCAGGTTTGCCTTGGTAGTTCTTATATTCTTTTTTGTAGTTTCTTGCCATCTAAACAGTATACACCTTTAACTGTTCTTCTTTACCTTTTACACTTATTGTTCCAACATAAGCTAAATCACTTTCTTTGTCTGCGGTAGACTCTCCGATCAGTATGTCTACCCCTGCATCTTTAGTAGCCGACTCTAACCGAGCTGCTACGTTTACCGCATCACCTATTGCTGAGTAATCAAATCTAGAATCTGAACCCATGTTTCCTATAATTGCATCACCAGTATTTAACCCTATACCTATTGCTATTGGTTCGGGTAGTTCTTTTTGCAGCATGCGAATAGCTGTACGCATATCTCGGGCACAGGCAACGGCACGTTTTTCATGTTCATCTAAATCGAGGGGGGCGTTAAAGATGGCCATACATGCGTCGCCTATGAATTTGTCCACCATACCACCGTGTGCCTGTATACATTCTACTTGTACGGTAAGGACCTTGTTCATTATGTCAGTTACTTGTTCTGGTTCTAGTTTCTCAGATAAATTTGTAAACCCTCTTACGTCAGTAAAAAGGAATGTGCATCGTCTTCTTTCTCCCCCGAGCACCAAGAGGTCTGGATCTTTTTGTAGTCGTGCAACCTGGCGTGGATCCAGGTAATGCCCGAACTGTTCCTTAATCTGTTGTCTAAGTTTATACTGTTCGCCAAAGCGCAACCAAAACTCTTGTACAGATATAAGTGTCATTGATACTATACTATAACTAAAGTCTATAAGTATATTATTTCGTGCAAACCATACAGCAGCTGCAACTTGCGCGCAGTATAAAAGCCCGACCCCCGCCATAGAACCTGCAACAGGTGAGAATCGTATTATAACTATTACTAATGACAAGACCCCTACTAATATAAGTAATTCATATAATACAGAGGCCCCTGGAATTTGTGGTACATCCACAGTCATGCTTTCTGCTAAAGCTGCTTGTACTTGGTGTGGGTACTTTAGTCCTACGGGCGTTGCTATCTGGGGCATAACCCCCTTTGCAGTTACTCCTACAAACACAAACTTATCACGTACATTCATCTCTTCCAAGCTAGTGCTCGGAGTATCAATCCAAGATACCCACCTACGACCAATGCTATCTACAGGTATTTCTGAATAGTTAGGTATAGTAAGTTCTTCGATCTGACCTTGCTGTCCTTTAATAATGTACGTATCTGCACCGCTAATCATTTTAATAACTTGTACGCCAAAAGACGGAGTCCAACCATCTGGAGTCTGAAGCAATAAAGGTAAACGCCTGACTAAATTATCTACATCAGTACGTGCAACTGCTAGCCCCTGGTAGGCTGAGTCTGCTAGCACGGACACATTTCCAACCACACCTTGTGAGGCAATACCTTGTATGGGTTCTCCATCTCCTAATATAACTGTGCCTGTAGTTGGAGCATAAGAAGTGCCCCCTTCAAACGTAGCAATAACACTCGGACCTTGCAATAAAGCATCTGCAAATGCCTGATCTCCACCGAATCTATCTGCTTGTGGAAACGCAACAACCCAACCAACACCTAACGCCCCTGCTTCTAATAAGTCTAATTGTATTCGTGCAAGGTCTTGTCGCGGGTAGGGCCAGCCGCCCGCAAGTGCTACATCTTCTTCTGTTATATCTAACGTGGTAAACCAGCCAGATGGATCTGGTGTCTGTACGAGTGCATCAAACGTTTTTAATTTAAGTATCTCTGTAGCTTGCCAGTTAAATAGTAACGGTATTGCTAACAAAGGTACGGTTATTAAAGAAATCCATTTCTTCATTTCCTACTCCTTAGTTCACTTGTTGAAAAAGAATGTTTACGGCTGGTGTAGAACACTTCATGCATACCTTTACCAGTAAACGGTTTGTCGGTGTAGTCTTCTCCTATAAACCTAATATCTATATAAGTACTGTTTAATAAATCTAACAGGCTCTTTTCTGTATCATAGGGTATAACTTTATCTATATATTTAACGGCTTTAAGTTGCACATATCTTTCGTATATAGATTGAATTGGCTGGTTTTTGTTTTGTCTGTCTATGCTTGGGTCTGTCTGTAGCCCTACTATTAGGTAGTCACAGTTGTCTTTAGCTTCCTTAAACATAACTACATGACCTGCATGTAATAAATCAAAAGCTCCGCATGTAAATCCGATCATCCTGATCCTTGTGTAATCTTTATAGTAGAGTCACCCCCACCGTTTACTAACACTTGTTGTGTCTTACCGTCCTGTAATAATATTATAGTATAGCCTTGCGATATATTTAAGGTCAACTTAGTAGCCTGGGTTACTGCTCTCTCTAAAATAAGAGTGTCGTCTTGTGTGAAAGTTGTTATCTGGGTAGTGAGATCCTGCCCGAACTTTGTACCTTGTACTAAAGAACCTACTGCTAAAGCTTGGTCCCCTAGAGTATCTAACTCTTGTATAACTGCAAGCAGGTCCTCAAAGAAGTTTACATCTAAATAGTTTATGTCGAGCTCGCTAAACTCAAGTGAATCTTCTGCTAAGTAATCAAACTCTAAGTCTTCAAACTCCAAATAATCTATATCTAATATAGCACCACTGTTTGCGGACGTTGTGGATATCTCTGTGGATAACTTTGATTCGTCCGGAGGGCTTACAATAAGCATGTTATCAATTATGTCTAATGTTAGATCTAGAATAACAGGTTTGCTTGGTGCGTTCTCAAATACATTTACAGTTGTAGCTTCATAAGGTTTGTTTAGTGTTACTGTACCCATTGCGGTAGTAACAAGTATCTCACCACTAGATATTCCGTTAGCATCTGGCAATAATATAATAAGTGATCGACCTAGCTCATCTACTGTACAAGTAAAATCTGTACCTCTAATTGCTATATCTGCTGTAGGTGTGGATAACGAGATGTTCTTTTTATCTATTTTTCCTAGCTTACTACTAACAAAACGTGCTGTGCCGTTCGCAAAACGCAAAGCCATCTTACCCTTAGATGGGTCAGGGTCGTATACATACTCAGTAATTACAAGTTTTGAATGTTCTGTCAGTCGGACAATAGAGTCGTCCAGGAAGGTAATGCCTACACGTCCGTTAGTTGTACGAACGTCATCCATTTGTTGAATGTTAAAGTCTAACTCAGCGCCGTAAGGTTGGTCCCTTAATACGCTAGCGTCTCCTTTTAATTCTGATATACCACCAATATTAGCAGCTTGTGCTTGTACCTTGGTCGTTTTGAATGACACACACAGTACCAGAAGACCCGTTAGAAATAATCTTAAGCCAGTCATTATTAAGTGTACTCATTTGTTTAATGTTAAATGTTCTGCTGTTGCCTGTTTGGTCTAAATAAAAATACGCACTGGCAGCCCCTGAGCCGTCAAAAGTAACATTGTTAGAGTCACCATCTACATCCATATAACTGGTAGCGCCATCATAATTAATATCAAAATCAAATGTATTACTAGAACCGTTTATAATCCAATCTAAATCTAAGTTACCAGTAAGTGCTGCTGTACCTACGTTTAAAGTAAAGTCATTGCTGTCTCCTGTAGCATCTATGTTTAGATTACTACCGTCAGCTCCGTAAGTATTAGTTGGGTCTACTTGAATAGTAAAGTCATTGCTGTCTCCATCAAACTCAAAGAAACCTGTAAAGTTATCAGCTAGTATGTCTCCTAAAAACTTATTAGAACTACCTATCTGGTTTATGTCTAAAGTCATAGTAGCACCGTCAAGGTCGAGCGCGGTCAAAGAACCAGCGGTAGAGTTTAACCCACCTATAATATTCCCAGCGCCTAGTTGTTCTAGGTCTAAGTTTAATGTGGCACCGGCCTGGTCTACATATATCTCGTTATCAGCCGCGTATAGCGGAAGTACAAGCATCATCGCAATCAATTTTAAATTTCTCATCTATACTCCAATAGCCTGCTTCCGTACCTTCCTTGATTATTTGCAGAACTGCTGTTTCTATGGCGGCTCTTAAAGCCAATCCTCCGGATTCGTTTCTTACAACACCACTCTCTATCTCAACTAACTCTGTATCGTCAGAGATAAATCGAAAAACATCGTTACTCAATGAGGCACTTAGTATCGTTTTTGTTACCAGTGTCTCCAATAAAACTTTGCCTGATGTAACAGACACTAATCTAAGTTGTACTGTTACCGAATCTCTTCTATAAGCTTTGGTTGCGCCAAGGCCTAAATAACGTGCTCCGGCACCTCCAGATGTAACGTTACCCTCATATCCTATCACACCTCCCTCTATAATTAAACCGGCGAACAAAAGGGCCCCTAGTTCTGCACCCTCATCTTTCTGTTCTCTAGTGCTTCGTATGATCTGACGTTCTTTAGTTAGGTTATCAAGGCCTACTCTCTCTACTACCGTGAAAAATCCACCGTTATCAGAACCAGCCTTATGCAAAGCTCTTATAAGATAAGCACTTGGGAGTTGTGTTATAGCAGTAGAGAAAGAAGCATAACTTGAATTACTTAGTCTTTGTCCGGTTTGATCTGTAAAACCTGTAGGGTATACAGCTACTACGGGTTGTCGTTTTGGTATGCCAACAGAAGCAAGATTAGATACCGCTAGCGTCTCTACTTGTGCGTTTTCTATTCTTTGGATTGGACCTAGGTTGTTTTCTATAGGGTCAAAAAGTAAAGAAGCGCAGCTAGAAAGTAAAGCTACCGATAGGAATTTGGATAATTGTTTCATTTCCTTCTGCGTCCACTATGGTTAAAGTTATTATGCCATCTACTACACTATAGGTAATAGTATTGCCCTCTAACTCAATTGTACCATTGTCGCTTGGTGTTTCTCCAAACAAGGCTTCTACTAACTGCCTAGACAACTGGGCATATATTCTTGACTCTAGGTTACGAATGAATCTAGCTAGCGTTGTGTTCTCTTTGTCTCTCTCTATCTCATCCTGTAGCGCTTTTATCTCTGCCTTTATAGTCATACGCCTTGTATACTCAACGTTATCTATAGTCAGATAATGGCTAGAAGTATTTTCTCCGCTAAAAGAAGGTGACTTAAACTTATGAGTCATTTGATCTGCCAGTAAGTTCTGTGCAAATATCCCAATAAATAGTATTAAGCCAATAATAACCGCACCTTTAATAATAAGGTCTTTCTCTCTTTCTTCTTTTGCTCTTTGTATATCGAGCTTGCTTGGTCTACCTACTTTTCTTTTAATCTTTTCTTTGGTCATCTCTGTCTGCTTTAGCTATCTTGTTGCTATCAATCAGCTGCGGCACTCCTAAAATAGTTTTAATTAACGTATCTTGTCTAATGATTTCATTGTCCAAACTACGTATTCTATCTATTAATGCTACTAGTATTCCATGCTGGGAGTCAAGTTTTGTACCTAGCCTAAGTTCCATAGCAGTTATTTGTTCTGCTACTTTTTCATCAACTACGTCTAATTTAGTCTCCATGCCGTCAACTATTCGCATTATTAATTGGTAGATAAACCAACCTAACCCTAGAGCTGCTGCTATAGGAAAACCAACCTGTTGGATAACAGTTACGGCTTCGTTCATTTATCTTTATCGTTTGAGTGCGAAGCCCCGAAATAAAAAGATATGACTGCGGATGCTAACCCACCTAAGTAGCCTAGCACAAGATTAATCAAGGCTTCGCTGTTTTGTTCTGGCGGTTGTAAAGTAACTAAAAATATATAACCCATAAAGCCACCTACAACTGCTATGCCCATAATACGGGCGGTCCAGTCTTTAGAAAAATGTTTCCGTGCGTCTTGTTTTTCTTCTGTTTCAAGTTTGTAGATATCTA